GTCTGTCTCGCCAAACTTAAATGGCATCAAAATCTCTGTGGGAGAGCCGTTTACAAGGATAGCTTTTCCGGGCTTGACCTCAAACTTAGCACCACGAGGCAAACGAGTTGCATCCATCGCAATCATGGGGCTAGTAGTCAGTGCCAAAGAGTCCAAATGGCTACGAGTCTGGGCATCAATAGCTTTTTGCATATTGAAAGCCTTTTCAACCGTACCCCGACCTAACAAACGGTTAGGAATCGTGTCATCTTGATAGCTCAAGACTGGACGATCTTTCATCATGTAGGGGTTTTCTTCAGCTTTGAGCAACAAACCATCGTTGGCAATGACCACAATGGCCTCAACCATGTCTGTGTAGTCTTCAGCGGCTGAGTTTTCAGGGAACAACTCAATAATTTCTTTGTTTTCTTCTAAGTTGTTCAAGTATTCACGAGGAACAAGACCGTAATAAGTCAGCAAAAGCACCTTTTCGTCCTGATATTGGCTAACTTCTTGGGTTGGCTCAAGGTCAGTGTCTTCATAGGTAGGGGTGATGTCAACCTTTCGGTAGATTCCACGTTCAATTCCTTCAACAACCTTATGAATTGACACGTATTTCTCGATTGCCACGCCCATACAGTCATCAATGCTTGTCCCATTAGGGTCAAACAAGAAGTTCTTGGGGTTCACAGGGACAATCTTGACCGCAATGCGGTTAGTCTCAGTCACACCAATAGCCGCCTGACCTGTTTGGTTAGGGATGGCACGAGTTGTAGGGATGTATTCCTTCTCAGTCTTGACGATGATCTCGCCAATACCTGTTCCATAGATTTCAGCCATCAACTCGATCTGGTCGATAGATTTTCTGATTTTGTCTTTTTTGAAGTCTTCCATGAGTTGAGCCTTGATAGCTTCAACGTCTAGTGGATTACCGTCAATATCCTTGATGTCATCTTGGATGTCAAAGAATTCGCCTTGACCGAAGATGGCTTCCATAATCTCGGCATGGCGAGTCTCAACAGCTTGTTGTGTGGCAGGGGTAACGATGCGGCTACGCTCTGATTCACGAGTCTTGTCTTCAGAAGCCCATTGACCACGAAAGATACGTTCGTACTCTAACCAGTCAGGGAGGAAGTTGACATCACGGTAATCACGCCAGCGTTGGCAGTGGTCAACAACAAATGCAGTGATTTCCTTGTCAGCCTCTGTTGGCTGATAAAACTGGTTCTGTTCTAACTTCACTTGTTTGTCTGTTGCCATGTGTTGCCCTTAAAAGCCCGAAATTACGTCTAGAGGCTCCCACTCATCTTCTTGGTCATCTTGGAAGTATGAGGTGACAGCCAGTTGGTCAATGTACGATAGGGCATCGGGTAGGTCATCATGCACACCTTGGGATGGGAACATCAAGAGTTGATCTTTAAATTCGTCCCAATCCTCCTCGGAGTTCAGCACAATCCTGCCATGCTCAAACCGTCCTTGAAGTGACCAAATGATACGGTCGGTTTTTTTACGATTACCGTGGGTCAAGTCAACTATGTGCGAATATACATTATTCTTCCGCATCAAGTCACTCAAATACGGCAAAACTGCGTTTTTTAGCGCACCCTTCTCAATTCCTATGGAAAGTGGCCTGTATTCCCGAATCTTGAGCAAAATGGTGGCAGCAGTCTCCCGAATGTCCCACCGTCCATAAACGATCTCTTTGACGAACCATTTACCCTCGTCTGTCACCTTGACCACAGCAATGGCAGTTTGGTCTAACCGTTTCTTGGAGTTAGCCGCTTGTTTGGCAACTTCCTCAAAACCAGCCAAGTCACAGGCAATGAAGTAGCTGCCATACTCAGGCTCAACACCGTATTTCAGCCATTCTTCCTTGAAAACGTCAGAGCCAGCATTGTCAAAGGAGGCAAGGTATTCCTGCTTGAAAGCAAAGGAGGACAGGGTTTTCTTGGCAGACTCGATCTCAGTTGGGTCGATCAGGGGGTTGTCTTTGGTTGTGAAGTGCCAAGATTTCCAGTCTGGGTCTTCTTCTGAGTTTCCAAGTTTAAATACGTCATAGAAGAAGTTGCGACCCTTGGGAGTGCCGATGAACATAGCTCTCCCTTTCTTATCAGACAAAGACGCACGAATAACCTGTTCCCATGCTTCTGGTTTGATGTCGGCAACCTCGTCAAGCACAGCATAGGTGAGCGACACTCCTCGCAGAGTATCTGGGCGATCTGCACCTCTAACATAGATTTTGGCTCCGTTTATCAGGGTGATGTCCATGTTGTTGATGTGACTGGCTTGGATGACATCTCTGCCCAACTCCATCAGTACGTCCCAAACGATCTGCCGTGCCTGTCCGTTTGTAGGGGCTACATACATAACAGCACTTCCTGATGGACAGCGCAAGCCTTCAATCAGCAAGGTAATAGCCGCCAATCGTGACTTTCCGCAGCGTCGACCAGCCGCAATAACCTTGAATCGGGTTTTATCGGTAAATACCGTTTCTTGCCACGGCAATAGTTTGAATGACAGATCAGCCATGAAAGCTGTTTCCTTTTTGCAAATTCTTGCGTTTTTCAAGGACTTGGAGATTCCAAGGCACATTTAAGCCACTGACGGTTTTGCCTCTTAGCGGAACAATGTGGTCGACATGGTAATGCTCGCCAGTGTGCATTCCAAGCATATTGGCTGTGTAATAGTATTCTTCCATCTTTTGCCTGTCGACATCGGATAGCCATCTTGGTGTCCGACACAACAAAGCGGCTCTTTTTTTAGATGAATAGGTGGCTTGCTTGTGCTTGTTTTCATTACGCCAGTCGACCATTCTTTCAGCATATTCTGACTTTTTAGCGGCATAGTTATCCCGCATTTCTTGCAATTTGCTTTCTTTTTTCAATTCAAAAGACAGCTTCATGCACTCGCAACAAGTGCCTTTACCAGTGTATCTAGGAGACAAATGCCCATGAACACAAGGTTTTCCAGTGAAGTAAAACTTGTCTCCATTGAGTTTGGCTTGATTCCTTGTAGTGGTATCAGACATTCTTATCCTCAATATCTTCAAGATCAATTACAGGTGCATGGGAAATCTCACCAATGCCTGTGATGTTGATTGTCACTGCTGATCTCTGTTTTCCTTCTTTCTCAAATAGGGAAACAGGGAGCATTCTGTCCATACAGAGTTTGATTGCAGCCATCTGAGCAGGATGTTCGTCATTCATGGCAATCTCAACTGCCTTATGGACAACATTAGAACCAGCACTGTTTATCAGGAGCTCTTTGAGTTCTTTGACTCGCTGAAGTTCAGTCTTGGGAAGTAGGGCAGGAGGACTATCGGCATAACGAGCCATAGTCATAGGTTTGGGAATAGCAACAGCTACAGGCTTTGGAGGGCGGCCTCTAGGCTTTTTCAGTTTGTCAGGTAAAGCGTCAATAGCATTCATCTTTTGTCCACAGAAGGGAAGTTAGCGATTACTTTACATCAGAATAGGAATCTTGTATAGTGGAGGCAAGTTTGATCGCACCAGACTAAAAGCCTTTTAGAAGTGGTACAGCCCTGAGGATTCTTGGGGGTGCGACTGTACTACTCCTAGAGGGCTTTTTTATGGCTATTGAATTGACTCCAGAAGAACGAGCTAATCAGCGCAAGAAACAGGAGATGGCTCAAGCACTTGAGACTTGGAAAAAGGGTTTAGCAGAGAAGATAGCGCAAGACACAATAACTAAGCGCAATGTCACCAATCCAAGGAAGGTCAAGGCTTACAAGAAGGGCGCTAAACAAGAGGCAGGAAAGATTCTAAAAGCACTTGATAACGGAATGATCTTCTAGTACAGTGTCATCAAGGAGTGTCGGTTATGCTACCCGACTCAACAGAGGGCAATCCTGTAAACCCCTGTTATGACCGCTTGGAAGCTGGTGTGCCATCGTAGTGACTACGCCGCACAGATAAACCAGAGTAAGCCTAGAAGTAGGCTCTCCTTGTGGCAGACACCCAATCAGCTTTCTGCTAAACAAAAAATTACCTATATCACCTATCGGGTAGCCGCCTTGCGCCCCAATGAAACTTAAAGACACACCTTACTGATTACTCTTTTCTTTTAGCCAAGGTAGGCGTGTTTTGTCAAACATCTAGATTTAGCTTTTCGAGTGGGAGGGAGGCTACAACAATATTCTCTCTACTCACCCACCCCCTCCCCCCCCATAGTAAGCACTCACTCACCTAGCAAGTTGGTAAGCGCACACTAGCAGAGCATTTCATAATGTGAAAAGCAGTTTCATAGTGTGGCATGAAGGGGCTATGCACCATTCTAGGGGTACTATCCTAAACAACAAAACAATCTATCGATATCGATCAATAAAGCTTGAAGTTATATTAGATTAGATACTTAGATATTCATAGGGTTTTGGAGCTACTATATAGATCAATGGGTTACAGAAACTGGCATGAATCTTCCATGATATATAGTGTAGGACATAGAAAATCCTATGCATTCATTAACATTTTTGATAGGCGTGAACAATGAACAATCCATACAAAACAATTCTCAAATCCCTAGGTCTAACCTATAAGACAATCCTAGGGGAATCCTCTGCGAAGACCGTAAAGGGTGAAAAGATCGGTTATCTAACTGGCATTGTCTACCTAGTACCCGATCACAAAATATGTCCCTTAGCGCTGGCTGCTGGCTGCTTCGAAGGATGCCTAAAATCTGCTGGTAGGGGTGCATTCAATACAGTACAACAAGCGAGA